CTACGGAGACATCCATCCACGGACGAGGCACTAAGTGAACGGCTGACCATGTCGCCGAACACCTGCCGCCCTCGCCGCGTCGAGCTCGTAGATCGCGGGCTAGTCGTGGACTCCGGTCGACGTGAGAAAACCGCGTCAGGCCGTAGCGCCGTTGTGTGGCAAGTGAAAGAGGACGCATGAAGCGCACCGCCATCCTGCTAATCGTTTTAACCGCTTTACTGATTCCAACTCCAGTCCACTCCCCGAGTGCTCGAGCTGCGGCTCCTAAGCCAATACCCCTGGTAAGTCCCGAGGTGATGAAGCAATGGAACCGAGTCGCAATCTGCGAGACCGGTGGGAACTGGAAAATGCATGGATCACGGTACTCAGGTGGTATCGGATTTCGTAACGATGTATGGCTCGAATATGGGGGTGGCAAATATGGCCGCTACGCCAACGAAGCCGCGCCCGAAGAGCAAGTCCTAATAGCCAAGGCAATACAGGCCCGAGCCGGAGTACCAAACTTCGTCCCAGATCAGGATGGACAATGCAGAGGCTGGTAGATATGTCACTCCCCTGCCTTATTGTGGCTACGTTGCTCTGGCAACACCGGAGGAGAGGCCAATAATGACCGAGTTTCTAATCGCACTAACCAAGGTGCAAGATCTACATGATTCCAAGTCCAAGGATTACGGCACCTATCAAGAGCCGTTTCAGAACGTCATCGACGGAGCCAACTTTGCCGGGATAGAACCGTGGGTCGCTGCGATGATCCGTGCCAACGACAAGATGGGCCGCCTCAGCAAGACCGCCCAGGGTGGGACTCAAGAGCACGACTCTGCCCTGGACGACTTTCTTGACATCGCCACCTATGCCCTAATCGGGTACTGCCTTTACAACCGTCGAGGACCCATTGAGGAACTAACCGATCAGGTCGCCGCATGGACTAAGGTCGCTCGAGGTTGGCCGGTGCCAGTGTCTGATGACTAACCCATCGAAAGAGATTGAGCGCGTTCTCGAGGAACTGAGTGGGATTGACTACGACATCCAGCAACTCGCCCAGACCGCAGCTCTGGCCGAAGCGACCTTTAAGGCTGAGTTTGCTAAGTCACGGCTGAGTCACCGCTACTCCGAATGGAAGTCCAAGCCCACCGAAGCCATGATCGAGGACTTAGCGACGGCCGACACCGAGGAAGAGCGCAAGGCTCATCTGGTCGCGTCAGCCCTACTAGACGCTCGCCGTAGTTCACTCCGAGCCCTTACTGCGCAGCTCGACGGCCTTCGTACTCTTATGGCAAGTCAGAGAGGAATCTAATGGGCGTTGCAACGTGTAGGAACTGTGGGGAAACCATAATGACCCCAGCGATGGAGACGTACTACGTCCACACCAGGACGGGGATGGCGCAATGCGGTATCAGGTACGCCACACCGGTCAACCCCACTGCCGATGAGACCAAGGACCCCGATACCTGGACGCGCCTAGATCTCGACGCTTTCTGGGAGGGACTGAACGGCCTCGAACCCATCGGCGCTATGTCGGAAATTAGTGCAAGTGACGCTTCTGACGTGATGCCTACAAATCAGTGCGACCACATTAAGTATGAACTTTTTGATGGTGTGGATTGGCAAGTATTTCCATTTTGCCCTAAGTGTGGAGAGAAAATATGAGTTTCAAAAATGCCGCCATTTCGTGCGACACGGAATCAGATCAAGCACGAAACGATTACGACCATTTATGGGTTAACAAGGCTGGGGCAGGCTCTCGAGAAAACCCCGTCGAAGTCTGCGTCAAGTGTGAGGTCGAGCGATGAACGGACCAATCAAAATGAAGATAAATGAAAAATGGTGTCGTAACTGCCGTAAGCCTTTAGTGGCTCACCGTCGGACGGGCAATTGGGGGAAACATGAAACATATTTCTACCATGAGAGGGGGGTGAAAGAATGCGGCCACGCGATGCCAATGATCTACGAGGAGTACATCTACGTTCTGGTAGCCAAGACCCCCTACGAAGGAATAGAGCTCATCGGAACCTTTCACTCGCTCGAGGCCGTAAAGGTTGAGTATGACGAAGTCACGTGGCATGAAACTGAAAGTGGTATTACTTCGGTATTCCCAGACGAAATCGTGGTTGAGGCTATCAAGTCAGTTATTAGGTTTTAGTGGAGTTATGGTCATGGACGCTCGAGGGATTAGGACTTATCGGCGCGTACTTCGTTGGGCGCAAACGCTGGCAAGGCTGGATCGTGATGATTCTGGCCTCAGTCCTGTGGATAGTGTTCGGCCTGCAGACTCATCAGTACGGATTCGCAGTAGCCTCCATGGCTTTCTTGGTGGTCTACTCGCGGAATCTGCGCGCATGGAGGGCAGACCTGTCACTTGCGGAACCTGCCTCGCGGTTAGGACATCAGCCTGGGAGCCCTGCTACCGCTGTGGCGAAGTCGACTAACTTCTACCCGTGACCTGTATCGCCGCCCTAATTACTCCCCAGGGTGTCGGATTTATGGGTGCCGATAGTGCTGCAAGTGATGAGCGAGTAACCGTCCTGATGTTTAATCCCAAGGTCCAAGACTTTGGCAATGGCCTAGTGGGATATGCCGGAAGCATTAAGTCCGGTCGAGCCATGTTTAAGTACCTGGAGGCCCTGACCAACTATGACGACCTGGCGCTTCGCGTTGAGGAGGAGTCTGCTAAGGCTGTCTACAAGGGCGCTGGTTTTCTAGTTATCCAGGGATCCAAGATTTACGAGATCGAGGAAGGGTCAGGCTTTCAACATTCTGCCAACTACGCCGCTATCGGGTCTGGCTGTGAAGTCGCTCTCGGTGCGCTCTACGTCAACCATTCGGACATCAACGGGGTCATCGACGCTATCGAAGCAGCTGCAACCTTTACCCCAAACGTTAAGCCACCGGCCATTGTCCTATCCTGCCCTAGTCTTTAGTCATGAACTACGAACCGACTCAGGGAGTCATCGAGGCCGCTAAGCGTGCTGTCGCTTGGATCGCTGAAGGTAAGGCTGGCGCTGGCTTTACCGACGTTGGCCGCCGTCGAGCATCAGACCTCGCAGTTGGTAAGCCCGTCTCGTCGGACATTGTGCGCCGCATGGCCTCCTACCTCGCTCGTCATGAGGTCGATAAGAACGCCGCTGGATTTAACTTCGGTGAGCCTGGATTCCCCACACCAGGTCGAGTCGCGTGGGACGCATGGGGAGGAGATGCTGGAAAGACATTCTCCGAGACCATCATCAAGTTTGAGGACAACAATGGAAGCCTTTGATTTAGACGACACACTCGCAGCGGTGGACTTTGCCCAGGCATCCACTCGAGGACTCGAGACGGTATTTCGTCAGGCCAAGGTTTTGTATCAGCCCGACGTGGCCTTTACCGTCATCACGGCCCGACCTCACGCCTCAGCCGGTGTACGAACCGCGACCGCTGACTGGCTCAAGACTAACGAACCCAACTGGACTGGCGCGATCTACTACTGCAACGCGAGCTCGGAGCAAGCCGTCATTGAGGAGAAGGCCCGACTCATCAAGGCCCATCGCATCTCGGACTTCACGGATAACAATGAAGCAATCCTAACCGGGCTGAAGCCATTAGTGCCAGGTGTCGTGCTGTGGCTAATCGACAACGGAGTACGTACCCGGTTCTAATGCTGGCTCCGACTCCATGCGCTGATCCAGGCTGTGTCGCTCTGGCCGTTAACCGTGGAAAATGTTTAGACCATCAAGTTCATTGGCAGGGCAGTACTAGGGCGGCACGTCTTCCAAAAGACTGGCGCACCCGTAGGGGCGTAGTACTCCGGCGGGATAAGTACATCTGCTACATCTGTGGAGGTCCCAATGCTGACACCGTCGATCATGTCGTGGCGGGGGACGACCACTCCCTCCCCAACCTACGGGCAGTCCATGACCGCATCGCTCCCCACTGCCACCGGTTCAAGACTGCAAAAGAAGCAAACGAAGTTAAACAATTAAATCGACCGAAGAGAAGGCGTTGACCTGGGTACCCGACCCTCCCCCCTCTCCGATGGCTGTCGTGCCGGTTAGTCGACGCGTGGCTATATGGATGTTCCCCCCCGGCTGGGTAAGATAACTGAAGGCCGCAGGGCCACCACGCTAAACCGCATGGATTAGATGGAAAAGGAAACTAATGCCAAAGGCAAACACTGGTCGACCTATGGGCCGACCACCGGCTCCTAAAGAGCGCACCAAGAAACCCCACCCCACTACCGACGCTCCACACCTACCTGGATCTACGTCGATACCAATGGCTCCCGTCGGACTCTACGACGATGGACTGATTCTGTGGAACCATATATGGACCGCTGGTAAGCAATGGCTCTCCCCAGAGTCCGACCGCACGATGATCGAGATGCTCTGCCGCGCCCATGATGAGGCTGAGAACATTCGGCGCGGAATCTGGGAAGGTCATATCGCCCGTTTCTATGAGACGGCGAACGGCCAGATTGTGACCCACCCGATGGTCAACCAACTTAAAGAGCTGCGAACCCAGATGACTACTTGGCTATCCGCTATCGGTTTCTCCCCTTCGGACCGCGCTCGACTAGGGCTGGCCGAAGTACGGGTTCGCGATGAGCTCGACGAACTAGCGCAGCGTAGGGCGCAACGTGCTACCGGCGGCTGATGAACTCTGGGCTCCGGCCTACTCCGTCCCCTCACTCACCGATCTAACGAGGGGACCAAATGTCACGGACTTCGCCTCGACGCTCCTAAAGGCATCCCGAGGGTTCAAGGTCGGGGAACCGGTGGACTTCACCGCGTGGCAATCGTGGCTCATGGATCGACTCTTTGAGGTCAACCCGGCCACCGGCCTAATGCGCTACCGCAGAGCTGTAATCGGCCTACCCCGTAAGAATGGCAAGTCTCTACTGGGAACCGCCATTGCGCTCGAGCACCTGGTCTATGGCGCTCCAGGTGGTCAGGTCTACTCTGCAGCGAGTGACCGCGCCCAGGCTCGTATCGTCTTCGGTGAGGCTCGTCAACAAGTCCTGGACAATCCTGCCCTATCGCGCATTATCAAGGTTTATAAAGACGTGCTCGAACTGCCCTCGAAAGGGTCGATCTACCGGGCACTGTCCGCTGACGCCATGAGGGCTCATGGTCTAGCCCCATCGCTAGTCGTGGCCGATGAACTGCACGCGTGGCCGTCGTCGATGTCGAACCAACGTGGCGATGAGCTGTGGGAAGCACTTACCCAGGGCTCCGGCGACCGCCCCGAATCGCTGGTCGTAGCCATTACCACGGCCGGAGGTCACACCGACACCCTGCTAGGAAGACTCTACGAATATGGCCGACGCGTGTCGAACGGAGAGATCGAGGACCCTCAGTTCGGGTTCTGGTGGTGGGAAGCTCAAGATGATGCAGACCCGACCGACCCCGTCACCTGGAGAGCTGCAAACCCCAACCTCGCCGAAGGGCTCATGGATCAAGGCGACTTCGAGGCCGCCATCGCAGAGGCCGGTGCCACGGGATTTTCAGCGTTTCAGCGTTATCGCCTAAATAAGTGGGTGCGCCTAGCCGGTGAGGACTTCATCTCGCCCCACTACTGGGGACTATCTCAACGCCCGGAAGGGATTGCCAAGGGTGCTCAGGTTACGGCCGGTTTCGACGGTTCGATCTCTGGCGACGCTACGGGCATCGTTATCCAGGACGTGGTCACGGGGACGCTCGGAGTCCATCAAGTCTGGGAGCCCGATAGTCAGGACCCAGAATGGACGGTCGACCAGCACGAAGTCGAAGCCTCGATTAAGAAACTCTTTGAGCAATACGACGTGAAGATGCTGTGGTGTGATCCATCGTTCTACGAAGCCAACGTCCTTGACTGGTCCAAGACTTACAAGCGCCGCGTCGAGCGAATCCCCCCAACGAATCATCGCGTGGCCCCAATGGCTCAGCAGTTTTTAGCCGATTTAGTGTCTGGCGAGATTGGCCATGATGGCGATGCCCGACTAACTCGCCATGTTCTCAACGCTGTGGCGACAGAGGCTGGTAGTTTTAGGAAGGAAAAGAAGAACTCTCCGCGCAAAATCGACTTGCTCGCCTGCGCGGTACTGGCGAATGGTGCTCGCCAGGCAACAAAAGAGCGCCAAAAGTCCACTACGTCTAGGAAGGCGCTAATCCTATGAGTCTCAGCCTCGAAGAATCCAACATCATTGACGCGCTCAGTCAGAAGCTCATCAACCATCAGTTTCAGAACTCGATCCGTGAGTGCTACTACGAAGGCAAGCAACGTCTGAAGGATCTGCGCATCTCGGTCCCACCGTCACTACGTCTACTGAACTCAGTAGTGGGCTGGTGCGGTACGGCTGTCGACGTACTCGAGGAGCGCCTGGACTTTGAGGGCTGGATTGGCGGTGCGAACCTCGGACTCGATGTGGTCTACCGCGCTAACGAACTGGACCTCGAATCCTCACAAGGTCACAAAGACGCGCTCATCTACGGCTCTGGCTTCGTCTTTGTCGGTAAGGGCATGGAAGGTGAGCCCGACCCACTCATCACCATCGAATCCCCTAAGCGAGCCACGGCGATCTATGACATGAGAACGCGTCGACCCCTCGCAGCTCTGCTCGCCACCTTCGATGAGAAGGGCAACGTCAATGGCGGTTCCCTGTACCTGAAGGATGTAACTATCACCTTCGGCAATACGCGTGATGGTTGGCTAGAAATCGGCCGTGACGACCATATGTTGGGTCGAGTACCCTGCGCCCCCCTCATCAATAATCCACGCTCTGGCGACCCCTGGGGCCGTTCTGAGATAACCAGGGCCGTGATGTCCGTCACTGATTCCGCGATGCGAACCCTCGTAGGTGCAGAAGTCGCTCGAGAGTTCTATTCAGCCCCCCAGCGTTATATTCTCGGAGCCTCAGAGGATGCCTTTGTGGACGCTGACGGAAACCCCACCGAAGGCTGGTCCGTGATTCAGGGCCGCGTCCTAGGTATCGGGTACAACGATGACGATGGCGTAATGCCCCAGGTAGGTCAGTTTTCGGCCAACTCGCCGGAGCCGTACTTTAACCAACTCCGCGCCTACGCTCAGATTCTCGCCGCGGAAACCTCTATCCCCACGTCCTACCTCGGACTCCAAACGGATAACCCGGCAAGCGCCGACGCAATCCGTGCGCTCGAGAACCGACTGGTGAAAAAGGCTGAGCGCCGTCAAAAGCAGTTCGGGCGCACCTGGTCAGAAGTAGCTAAACTCTCACTCTTGATCCGTGACGGTGTAATTCCCGAAGAGGTCAACGACGTGCGCCCAATCTGGCGCGATGCCTCGACTCCTACCGTGGCGGCCTCGACTGACGCAGCTGTGAAACTCATCGCTGCCGGAGTCCTGCTACCTGATTCGGAAGTCACCTATAACCGACTCAACTTCAGTGACGCGGAAAAGGCTCAACTCCAACGAGACAAGGCGCGGAACGGTGCCACCGATCTAGTGGCTCAACTTGCCCAGGCGGCTAATCCCACTCCTGCTCCATAATGCCAACGCGTAACGCGCTCGCACTAAAGAACCGGAACACCATGCTCCAGGTCTCAACGCTGATGAAGCGCGAGGCCGTACCGGTGCTAAGCAAGGGAGCCAACCTGGATCAGAACGAACTAGGCGGCTTTCTCCGTCAGGTCGTTCCAGGCATAATCGGGCGCTATGGGAACATCAACGCCGTCACGGCCGCCGACTATTACGACACCACTCGAGAACTCTTTGCCAACTCGACCAAGGTCTATAAGGCAACACTCCCGATATTCGACCTCGGTGCCAAGACCGATGCGGTAGTGAACTACGGGATGGCGACCTTCATGGATCAAGGGTTCGACACCATCCCCGACATCCTCTCTAATGCCATGACCCTTTACGTTGCTCAATACAATCGCCAGACGATGGACTTTAACGCTGGCCAGGACTCAGTCTCTAAAACGGTCCAACGAGTAGCGGAGCCTGGAGCCTGCGCATTCTGCGCTCTTATGGCGTTCTCGACGACTAGCGCAGCTGACGGAAACCTAATCGGAACTCGGACCTACACCTACGAACCAGACTTTCATGCTAACTGCCACTGCACCACCGAGGTCGTCTTTGAGGGTGAGGCTCCAATTGTGCCGGACTACTACGCCGATTTCGCCCAGGAGTATGATGATGCCCAGGGTGGTACGGCTAAGGAAGTTCTTGCCAAAATGAGAGCCAACACCGGACGCGCCTAACTAAACCGACCGCATGGTCGCCAATCCTGCAGAGGAGCATTATGAGTGAAGAGACAACTACCGAGACTGCATTAGTCGAGGAAACGATTGAGACCGTAGAAACCGAAGCGACGCAGGTCGTAGAGGATTCACTGGATTCATGGAAGAAAAACGCTCGCAAATGGGAGAAGTTGGCTAAGGCTGATGCCGATGCCGCCGCCCGTTGGCGTGAGTTTGAGGCCGCCCAAAAGCCAATTCAAGAGCGACTCGCTGAGGAACTGGCCGCCACTAAGGCCGAAGCAGAATCTGCCCGTGCTGAGCTCCTACGTTTGCAGATTGCAAGCGCAAAGGGGATTACTGGCGATGCCACCAAACTCTTACGCGGATCGACTCAAGAGGAACTCGAGGCCGAAGCGGATGTGATTCTCGCACTTATTGCCACGGCCAACGCTCCAAAAACTCCACTTCCCGATGTAAGTCAGGGCAAGGCTGCAAGCCAGACCGCCGGTGCTATCACCGACGTTGCTCAACTAGATCGCATGACTCCCCAGGAGATCATGAAGGCTAAGGCTGATGGCCGCCTCGACCAACTGCTGGGCAAATAACAAAGGTACATAATGACAATGCCAATGCCCGAAGAATGGGACCTCCTAAATGAGCGCCAGCAAGAGTTGGCTGAGGACCTTAACGAAATCGTCCTTAAATATGACAAGTTCGATAAGTCTCCCTACGCCGATGGTGCGCATTATGCGGCCGCTGCACTCAATCCATTCAAGGCTGAGGGTCTTATGTGCTCGAACTGCATCTTCTACGATGAGCTCGGGAATGGCTGTCAAATCGTCACAGGTTTGATTGAACCCGAAGCCGTGTGTAAGATGTGGATAATCCCCGAATCATTACTCGCAGTTGTCCCAGGACAACTTTCGCGGAACGATCTGGAGACTATGACTCCCACCGAGATCATGGCAGCGAAGGCCGCAGGGCGACTCGACTCCCTTCTAGGTAAGTCTTAAATCCCTAACCAAAGAAAGGCAGATTCCAAATGGCAATCTCCAACTTCATTCCTGCAATCTGGTCTGCTGGCGTTAACACCGCTTTCTTCCAGAACCAGGTAGTTATCCCAACCCTCACCACGACCTACTCGGGCGAAGCTCGCGATGGCAACACCGTCAATGTGACCGGTGCTGTTACCCCGACCATCTCGACCTATGCAGGTTCACTCTCCGCTGAAGCGTTGAGCGACTCGACTGTCCAGCTGCTCATCAACCAGAAGAAGGCTTTCGCTTTCAAGGTCGATGACGTTGACCGTGTTCAGGCTGCTGGCACCTTCGACCAGTGGACTGTTGCCGCCGGTAAGGCTCTCGCCGAAGATTCCGAAAAGTACGTCATCGCTCAGATGATCTCAGGTGGAACTTCCAACGGTACGACCGCAATCACAACGGGCGACCAGGCTAAGGCTGCTATCCGTAAGCTCCGCACCGCAATGAGCGCCGCTAAGGTCCCTGCTAACGGTCGCTACTGCGTCGTTAACTCGGCTATGGCTGACCTCTTGCTCTCAGGTTTGAGCGACGCTGCCCAGGCTGGCATTGACTCAGGTCTTCGCAACGGTGTCATCGGTCGTCTTTACGGCATGACCATCGTCGAGTCCGCTCTCTTCGCTGAGACCAAGGCTCAGGCTGTTGGCTACCACGAGGCCGCTACGGCCTACGTTTCGCAGCTCGACAAGGTCGAAGCACTGCGCGACATCAGCTCATTCAGCGACATCGTCCGCGGACTCCACGTCTACGGCTCGAAGGTCACGCTGGCCACGGCTGTTCAGTACATCACCGCTACGGCCTAGTCCGTACCGCAGTTTTGAGAGTGGGGTCGGGCTTCGGCTCGGCCCCACTTTCTGCATTACTACCCTCGAACGGAGCCTCATGAACTGGACAACCCCTCAAGACATCCGCGAACGTTGGATCGGTGACAACGTCCCGGACAACGACCAACTACTTCGCGCATTAATCCAGGATGCTGAGGCGGTCATCCTCAACGAATATCCGTCTATTCAAGGGCGCGTAGATTCAGGCAAACTTTCTGCCTCAATCATCACTTTCGTTACTTGCCGCATGGTCACTCGCGTACTCCGTAACCCGGACAATGCCACCTACTCATCTCAGACCACCGGCCCATTCACCTCTGCTAAGAACGTCGGAACAGTTGATCTATGGATGACCGAAGATGAGCTTGGAATGCTCTCACCGATTATCCCGAATAAGGCTTTCTCAGTCGACATGGCCCCTCATATGGGAGTCGGAGTCGGAATGCTCGTAATGACTGGCAACGGCTACCAGGAAGGCGCTCCCTACCTTCCTGCACTACACACTCAGGGCTGCGATTGTGGCTATTGTCTCGCTCAGGCATCTCTAAATAACCTTCCCTACCCTTATAACGGCCTCGAGTACTAGTCATGGGTGAGACCATCACCATCACCAGGTCGACGGCCCTCTCCACCGATGCCTTCGGGAACCCCACCTACACCACCTCGACGGTCACGGTCAACGATGTTCTGGTGGGCTGGAACTCTCAGGGAACTAACTCAGAGGCCGCTAGAACGCCCTCAGACGCCACCATTACCCTCTACCTAACCTCTGCCCTAGTCACTTACCCAAACGACCTATTTACGGTCCGTGGGAGCGACTGGATATTCGATGGTCAGCAAGACTGGACGAATCCATTCGGTGGCAATCCAGGTACGGTAATTCACCTCCGTCAACGCCGTGGCTAAGACTCGCGTCGAATGGCATGAGGAAGGGCTAATCGACGTTATGGATCAACTCGGTATGCGCTCCATCCTCATAGATGCTGGCCAGAAGGTCGCCGATGAGCTGGCCGCTACTGCCACCGTTGCCGATAATGGTCCCGGCGGTACGATTGACGGATACTCCGACGCTGGCTTTAGCGTGATCTACGAACCCCGTGGCCGTCGTCCTCGAGTAGTCGTCAAGTCCAATGCTCCAGGGGATGTCGCAGCTGCGGCAGGGTTCAACTACTACCACAAGACCGGCCAATTGCATATGCTGGCCGCCCTCTACAAGTTCATCATCGGAGGCCGCTAATGCCCATCAAGTACAACGACATCGAAAAGGATCTAGTCGCCTACATCGTGGCTGGACTCGCCGATGCTTCGGTCCGAGTGGGAACGATGAAACTCCCAGCGGCCAAAACAGAACCGGCTAAGCAAGTCGTCATCTCAGCCACGCTAGGGGCTGAAACCGAACTAATGCTACGATACGGACAGGTCGTAATTGACATTTATGCCAATGACTACGCCACCGCTTCGGACCTCGCCTATAAAGTCGAGTCCCTAGTAAGGCGAGCCACGGGAACGAATATCAAGCACGTTACGGTTCAAACTGGCCCCGTTCGTCTCGGTGACGATTCAGGCCAAGAGCGCCGGTCACTATCCGCTGAAGTTGTGGTTAAGGCCACAGACATCTAACTAAAGGAACCAACATGGCACTAACCGCCGGAAACGTAGTAGTCGGAATCTCAGGAACGGTCTATGCCGCTGCGACCTCCGCTACCGCTCCCACCTCCGCTAGCTCAGCCCTCACCGGCTTCACCGATCTCGGTTACGTCCACTCGGACGGAGTCGTAGTCACCCCTAGCCGTAATACGGCTCAGATTCGTTCATGGCAGAACGCTGACCTCGTTCGCGAAGTCGTTACAGAATCAGACCTCTCCTACAAGTTCACCCTTCTCGAGATGACCGCAGCTGTCGCCACTCAGTACTTCGGTACGGCTCCAGCCTCGAATAAGGTCACTTGGTCCCCTGGTACTACTGGCGGTAAGCAGTCCTTCGTTATCGACATGGTCGACGGCAGCAAAATCGTTCGTCACTACATCCCCGTCGGTGAAGTAATGAAGATTGAGCCCCTCAATATCAAGAACGGCGAAGCCCTTTCTTTCGGCGTAACCATCTCGGCCTACGTCACCGCTGGTCGCGCCGCGGACGTTTTCTTCTCCTCGATTAGTTAATCTCCGGCTAATACTCCGGGTGTAAAGTTCATGCACCCGGAGTAGGAGCCAAAGATGGATAAGAAAGAAACTCAGGATCACAAGTTGGCCGCTGGCCCTGTGACCTTTAAGACCTCGGCAGGGAAACTAAGTCTCCCCCACCCGACCGCGATTCCTTCGGGAGTCATTCGCCGCACTCGCAAAATGGAGGATGCGGTCGACCAGTTCTTCGGTCTGCTCGAGGGTATCTTCGGTGAGGATTCGGAAGAGATGAGCCTCTGCGACAAACTCACGATGGAAGAGCTAGGCAGTCTCTTTACCGAATGGATGCAAGGGGCATCCCTGGGGGAATCCTCTGGCTCTTCGATCTAATCGAAAGAGCCCGACCCGAACTCAGTTACGACCTTCGGCACTTTCTCCAAATCTCGATTAACGACCTAGGTCACTCAGTCCCCTACCGAGAGGCAATCGACCTGATTGCTATGATGAGAAGGAATCCAACGTCCTTCGTTCACGCGTCAGAGGAAGGGTGGTCATTCCCCGTTAGTTTCGAGTGGATCGTGCTAAAGCACCTATTCGACCTTACGGCGAAAGTCAACTCCGAATCAGAACCGCCTGGATACCCGGCTCCGTGGGATAACGCTGATAAACCGAAGCCCATGTCTAGGGAGGCGGTCGAAGCGGCACTTCGTAAGATGAACCCTGAAAGGCAGACGAATGGCTGAAAGAGCTCTGGCAACGGCCTACGTCACCATCGTCCCCTCATTTAAAGGCTTCGAGTCGGAGTTCGATAAGGGTATTGGCACAAAGATGGGCGGCCTCGGGCGCAGCTCTGGCGACAACTTCTCCAAGGGCTTCGGGTCATCTATCTCCAAGATTAAAAACGTCTTTCTAGGCGCTGTCGTTGGCGGCGCTGTCGCTAACTTCACTAAAGATCTAATAGCCGCCGGTGAGGCCGAAGTCTCATCGAACCGCAAACTCGAGAATGTCACGAAATCGATGGGTCTATTCGGAGACCATGCCGGAGATGTTGCTAAGCGCCTCGAGGACCTATCGGGAACTCAGCAACTCCAACTTGGAATCGACGATGACACGATTAAGTCCACTCAACTTAAGTTGCTCACCTTCGCCAACCTGGCTAAGACTGCTGGAACTGCCGGTGGAATGTTCGATCGTGCGAGCCTCGCAGCTCAGGACCTAGCAGCCGCTGGCTTCGGGTCCGCTGAAACTAACGCGGTGCAACTTGGTAAAGCCCTTCAGGACCCCGTAAAGGGAATTACCGCCCTAGCGCGATCCGGCGTAACTTTCACCGAGCAAGAGAAAATCAAGATTGAGAACCTGGTCAAATCGGGGAAACTACTTGATGCACAGAACATGGTCCTAGGTGCCATCGAGACTCAGGTCGGCGGAACGGCCGCTGCTGGTGTGACGGCCTCCGACAAAATAACTCAGGGTTTTAATCAGGTCAAGGAAACTCTCGGACTCGCCCTGCTACCGGCCTTTAACAAGATCGGTGATTACATCTCGACAAAGTTAATCCCGTACATCAAGGATTTCATCGATCGATTCAAGGAAGGCAAGACCGCCCTCAACCCCGTCTTCGATGCGATTAAAGGCTTTATAGGATTCGTCATTACCTACAAGGATTTTCTCCTACCCATAGTTGCTGGGATCCTCGCGTTCGTGGCTGGCCTGAAGTTATATGCAGGGATCATGGCAATCGTCAACCTCGTCACCGCAGTCGCTACGGGTGAGTTCGTTCTATTCGGTGTGGCAATAACCGCTAATCCAATCGGCGTGATTGTGGTAGCAATCGGGGCCTTAATCGCCGCACTAGTCCTTTTCTTCACTAAGACCAAGACGGGTAAGGCAATCTTTCAGCACTTCGTAGATGGCGTGAAACTAGGCTTCGAGTTCATTAAGGGACTAGCCATTGACTTCGCTAACGTTTTTATAGATGGCCTAAATCTCATGATTCACGGAATCAACATCTTCATTCGCGCATGGAATCTGATTCCTGGTCACACGGACATCAAGACCATCGGTACCATCGGCAACATCGAAGGCGGCCTAACCTCGACTAATAATCCCCTAACGCCGCAGCTCGTAACCCCAGCCGCTACGACTGGTGCTCAGCAGGCTCAGCACCGTGGCACTGGCACCGGTAACACGCTGATCTATAACGCCGCGCCGAATAACTCGCTCAACGCTCACGCAGAATTAAAGAAATCTATGGCTATCATTAGCCCGAATGCGTTCAAGTAATGGCACTTTCAATGACCCTGACCGGTACCAACGGCGATACCATCGCATTCGATGATGATAACTACGTCCCCCAAATAGGACTTCGTGGCTTTGGTATCCCATCGCCCATTCTGCGAATCGACCCCAGCGCCTCAAACGGTGGAACCTTTAGATTCTCCAGGCGTGACGTACGAGAAATCAACCTTCCCCTAATGATTCTGGGGGACTCACGCGAAGAGACCGAAATCAAACTCCGGCGGCTCTCCTACATCCTTCGGGATAAGGCCACTCTCGCAATCACCTACGAGAACGATGAAACCTGGACGCTAGATGTTTATCTAGCCGGTGGCGGCGAGACTCAGTTCGGATCAACGGGTGCGGACCACTTCTGCCAATGGGACCTAGCGCTCCAAGCCCCCCAGCCTTTCTGGCAATCTACCGCGCCATTCTCCGTCTCTATCGTCTCGAGCTCTGCCACTCGAGGACTGCTCGCTGGCTCATCCCCAAAGTCGCTGGCCTTTCTCCGGGTCAAGTCCTCGCAGGCTTTCGGTACCGTTACGGTTACGAATACTGGAGATGTCAACGCTCCGGCAGTATGGACTATCAAGGGGCCGTCGACCCTCACCACCATCTCACTTAACGGAGTTGGCTTTACCTTTAATGACACGATTACATCGGCCACGACCATCACCATCGACTGCGAAGCCGGAACGGTCAAAGACCAGACCGGCGCCAACCGGTACTCCGGCCTAGGCACCGCGCCCAAACTGTTCTCTATCCCACCTGGCGACCAGACCCTCACGGTCTCAGTCACCGGCGCTACATCGGATACCAAGGTCACGGGCACGTTCTCGTCGAGGCGTGAGGTCCTGCACTAGTGCAGCTCAGCGAACTCATCGTCGAAGTTAGGAACTCTAGTTACGCTCGGGTAGGCATGATAACGGCCGCCGATCTAGTGGGGGCTAAATTCATCCTTCGATTTAACAATGTTGGTGCTTGGAATATCTCGCTCCGTGGGGACTCACCAATCGCAGCTCTACTCCGAGCCGGTGGCGCTGGCATCATCGTGACGGGCCCAGCCGGAACCATTATCTCCGGCCCCACCACTTCGGCCACTCTAAAGCAATCTCAGGATGACCCCGTAGGCGTATGGGAGATAAGCGGCGTGGACGACACCGTGATCCTCAATGAACGGCTGGCGTATCCTGACCCGGCTCATGCGGCTAACGCACAAACTAACGAATATGACTCACGCGGTGGCCGTAACTCGACGGTGATTTATGGGTTCATTGACCGGAACATCGGCCCCAGCGCACCAGCCGCACGAAAGATAACAAACCTCATCCTCACGGCAGACACCATCTTCGGATCAACGGTAGGTATCGATGCGCGTTTCGAGAGCCTCGGTCAGATTGCTCGCAAACTGGCTCAGATTGACCGCATAGGCTTTGAGATTGTGCAGGTTGGGACTAACCTAGTTTTCACCGTTTTTCAGCCACAGGACCTCTCAGCGGCTATCAGGATGGACATCGCCAATAACCGGCTCGAATCATCTGAATATACCTACACCGCCCCCGGAGTGACCCGAGCCATCGTGGCCGGTCAGGGTGAGGGAGCCGACCGCACTCTGGTAGAGGTCACGACCTCTAACTCCACAGCTGCAGAATCAACCTGGGGACGGCGAATAGAGCAGTTCGTTGACGGTCGCTCGAGCGACGACACCGCGAACCTGACGGACATCGGCACCTCAGTCCTTAACGAAAATGGCTTTACGATCTCAGCCATTTCAGTCACTCCAAGGGACATCGACACTATGCGCTATCAACTGGACTGGAACCTTGGTGACACTGTGGCCGTAGTAGTGAACTCCGATACCATCACTCAGATCGTTCAGGAAGTGGGCATCTCCATCGAATCTGACGGCGTGCGAATCATCGCTACCGTTGGCTATCCCCAGGCGCTAATCGCATGAACCTAGAACAACGGATCTCTAACCTTGAGCGCAATGCTCCAGCACCGGTAGCGGGCAACGTCACGCTAGGCCGGATTGAGCTAGTGAACACGACCTCAGCGCAGTCCATCGCTAATGTTGGTACGGCTACCACGGTCGGTAATGCAACTGGATCAACGGCCTGGACAATCGTAGAGAATCTGGGTGGCATATTCACCCATTCCCTCGGTCGAGTGACCGTAAGCACAGCTGGGCGCTATGCGGTCTGGGGAAATGTTCGGTGGGATACGAACGCAACAAACCGTCGATTCCTGACCATCACCAAAAACGCTGGGGGAACTCTGGTCGACCTAACTGCCGTTGCCTTGCAGGCCGTGGTATCAACCCGACTAGCGGTTTCTATTACTTCGGTAAGATTGTTGGCGAACGATACGCTAGACCTAATGGTCTTTCAGGATTCGGGCTCTGCTCGGACTCTCGCCGCGCAAACTAGCACCCCGTTTAACTTCGTCGTCGAATATTTAGGAGCCTAAAATGACGCAAACTTCATGGCCGTTTGAGAATGTAGACACTACTGAGACGCAGTACTCATACCTATTCGACCGCCTAAAGACCTCCGGCGTGGCTGGATTCCCTAACGACACCGCGCTCCAGGTAACTGCTCCCGGTGGCACCATGACGGTACAGACGGCCGCTGGCTTCGCCATCGTGCGCGGTTTCATGTACTGGTCGGATGCGGTAGTAACTAATACCGTCAGCGCCTCAAGCAGCAACCCTCGAATCGACCTCATCATCCTGCGCCTCGATCCATCGGCTAATACGATTGTTCAGGCCGTCCTGACGGGTACTCCAGCTGCATCCCCTTCGGCCCCAGCTTTGACTCAGACCACGACCGGCATCTACGAAATCGAGATTGGTCGAGTTCGAGTGCCGGCACTCGCCACCTCAATCGCCCCCAGCAACGTCACGGACACGCGTAACTGCCTAAGCCACGGCGTAGGCATATGGACCACGGACCAGCGCCCTACCTCACCAACCCTTGGCCGCCTTGGCTGGTCAACTACTAACCAGGTCCTCGAAGTATGGAACGGTTCAGCCTGGAAGGAAGCGGCCCCCAATAACATCAACGCTGCAACCATCACCAGCGGAATCATCCCCACTGCTCGCCTCGGAACGTCGTTCGATGTCGGTGACTACCTGACCATCGATCCATCTAACCTCATTGTCGGTACCCCACCCCCCCAGATTTTTACCGGCTTTTATAACAATCCAACAGTGGGCACGACATTTACCACGACTTCGGCCTCCGTAGTTCTGACTGGATCAACTCAATACCAAATCGTCTTTACCTCTCACGTCACTGACACGGACACCTCAAGCTGTCAACTCACCGTAAAACTTACGGTCGGTGGAACGTCGTACACCTACACCGGCACAATCGCGGCAAACTTTCAGGGTCAAGTGACGGCCACTCGGTTTCTAACGACTGGCTCGAGCACGTCAACGACCGTCAAGGTAGACCTCAAGGTCTCAGTCGGCAACCGCAATATCGACACTTTCATCAACGCGATCGGCATGAACTAATGGCTAATAAGGATGTTCGCGAGCTCATCGCCCAATGGGGCCTGTGGGCCATTAAGAATCACAAGAAGTTTCACTACGCGCAGATTCGCCCCGTCTCATACGCGGTAACTGACAATATGACGATGGACTGCTCGACATTCGTCTCCTGGTGCTACCGGCAGTCTGGTGCTGGGGACCCCCACGGAACTGCATTTCACTACAACGGACGTGGCTACACCGGAACCCTCATCGCTAACGGTAAGCGCATCTCTAAGGTCATGGCTCGCCCCGGTGACATTGTGATCTACGGCGCTGGAACTGGCGACCATGCAGCTCTAATCGTTGGCGCTGGATTCGACCCACTGACCGCCTCGATGGGTCAGGAAGGCGATCCTTCATTCTGCAAGGTGAGCGCAGATGGAAGACCGGCTCGCTTTTACCGCTACGACACCACGCAAAAGTGGCCCAGCAACGAGCCTCCTAAATAATGATTCTCGCGACCATCACCTCCGTTATCTCCGCCATCGTTGGTGTAACGGTTATCATCACGTTCTTTCTCAACGGACGCAAGGCGCATGATGAGCGCGTGGCCCGTGAGGCCCAGGTGATGGCGCGTCTCGACTCCATCCAATACCAGGTAAATAACAATGGCGGCGCGTCGATGAAAGACACCGTCGACCAGATATGGAAGTCGGTCCGGCAACTGGACACCAAAATCGAACGCCATCTCGGATTTCATGCCGCGCTTGGCGAAGTCGACCAATAAGGAGCCCTAATGGCATATGCGAGTAACTCATTCGGCGGTGGATGCCCTCCCACCTACCTAGTCTCAGCCATCAGCTCATCGGCCATGACCGCTACGTTCAGCGATCTAACCGAGTGGGTCGAAGTCGACTCAACGGGTGCTAAGACTTCGCAGCCCCTGGGGACTAGCGGCTCGTTCTGTATCAAGTTGGACTACGGCCTCGCTACCGAAGAAACCGTAAAGTGCACCTCACTCAACCCCTCGACCGGTGTCATCACTTTCGCTACTCGGGGATTCGATGGCACCACGGCGAAGGCTCACGCCGCAGGATCGTCCTCGAAGTTAAACGTCTTCCCTGTCGATACTGCCACGGACTGGGTTAATCTCCAAGCGACGGCTACTACGGCCTCTACAACGGCTTCTAGCGCCCTCTCAACGGCAAATACAGCGCAGACTACGGCGAACACCGGAGTAACCAATGCGGCCGCTGCTCAATCAACCGCGAACACGGCCGTCACTAATGCGGCAACTGCTCAGACTACGGCCAACACAGCGGTAACTAATGCCGCTACGGCTCAGTCAACCGCCAATTCCAAGGTGGCCTCCGTTACCGCGGCCGATGGAACTATCACGGTCGCCGGAACTGGAACGGCACCTACCGTCAAAGTCGGGACAGTCCCCTACTCGCAGCTCTCAGGAACCCCATCAACGCTTCCCCCATCAGGATCAGCCGGTGGCGACCTAACGGGAACGTATCCCAATCCAACTCTGGCGGTCAACCGACTTGCCCTCACTGGTGGCACCCTCACCGGTACGCTCAACGGCACTGCGGCCACGTTCTCAAGTGAGGTCACGGCCACGGACTTTAAGGCAACCGGCCTAACCGGTGCGACGGCGGCTTCACGCTACGTCGGTGGAACTACGTCAGGCGCTCCCACCTCGGGCACCTTCGTAGTTGGCGACTTCATCATCGACCAGACCGCGACTATCTGGGTCTGCATCGCGGCCGGAACCCCTGGCAACTGGGCCCCTACCGAGAGCCAGAACGTACGATCGACGGGTTCTTCGACTACGGCCGCTATCGGTGAAATCATCATTACGACCGGAGGCTCCACCGGAGTTTTAATCACTCTGCCCACATCAGCGGTAGGCGGTTCAACCTTCGGCATAATCAACGACAACAACAACAACATCTCAATCAAGGGTGGAACCTACCCACTGCTAATCGCTGGTAACAACTACGGCGCTGGCATTTCTTACACCGTCTCGCCGAAGGGTATCTATCTCTTCGTCTTTGACAACGTGGCTAACCGCTGGATATGCACCTCCACCAACGACATCGGCGACATGGTCAACTATGGCGACGTAACCCTAGACAAGTTCGGTGCACCTGCCGCGAACCTGCCAATGAACGCCAAAAAGATTACGGGCCTCGCCGATGGTACGGCCTCGACGGATGCGGCTGCTTTCGGTCAAGTCTCGGTCAAGGCAAATAGCGCCATAACGATTTCAACTACCGCTCCACTTTCTGGTGGTGGCGATCTAAGCGCAAACCGCACTCTAACAATCGCGGACGGCACGACATCAGTTAAGGGCGCAGTCCAACTTAACGACTCAACCTCGAGCACGTCGACTACCACTGCCGCTACGCCTAACTCAGTTAAGACTGCCTACGACCTAGCGGCCGCAGCTCTACCCAAGTCCGGTGGAACGATGTCTGGCGCTATCGCTATGGGGTCTAGCCGTATCACCGGCCTCGCCCTGCCGGGTGCATCTACTGACGCTCTACAAGCAAGTCAAGGTCCAACGGTACCTAACTCAGGTATCCATACAAATATCGTTCAGATGAAGGCATGGACATCCGACCCTGCTTCCACGACCGTATATACGAGTAACACTTATACGACTACCAGCGGAGTTCATGTTTTCGCGGCTATCTCCATCCCTTACGCCATGACCCTCAGCACAATCTGGGTCTGGCAGACAACTGGTGCTAGTGCCGGTGCTTCGGGAGCCTTTTACGGCCTTGGGATTTATAGCACCGCAGGAACACTCTTGGCGCAAACCGGAAACCAAGTGAGCTCAGGATTCATCGGTGTTACGGGTCTAACCGGATGGTCATTATCTAGCACCTACACAATTCAACCCGGCAACTACATGATTGGATTCCTCTGGTATGCCGGTACTGGTGGCTCTCCCGTGGCACCCATTCTTGGCAAACTTTCTAATGCCCCAACCGCGCAGGTCAACTCGAACTGCCCTACTCCATCATCGGGCAAGTTAGATCAGCGCGGATGTACCGTCGGAACTGGTCAGACTTCGATGTATTCGAGTATTACGGGAATAACCCCAACGGCTGCAAATAGCAGTCTATGGATGGCGGTGGGATAATGAACGGATATAAAGAAACTCAAATGGCATGGGATGAGAATGGCGACCGCTACATCAAAGATGTAGTCATTCCATTCTGGGAGCTCGATGCTGCTGGCGTGGCCGTGACCTTATTAGTCGTCAAGGGACTAATCACACTGGAGGAAGGCGCTAACACCCTCCACCTATCTCAAGAGCACCTCATCAGTGAGGCCGAAGCATGGGCAATAGCAGGATCTAACTAATGTTCGGTAAGGGTTTCTTTCGTGCCGGTTTTAACGGCTGGTACCAAGGAATCCTTGAGCCTATGGTCATCGGCCGTCCTGGCAAGATGACCCTCGGAATGGTCCGCGCCGGAATGACCCTTGGTAACTCACGCGCTGCAATGACACTCGACAAATCAACCGCAACTATCACGCTCGGAATGGAGTAATAATGGCCAACGAAGTCATCCTCGAAGGTACCGTCGTACGGGTAAAGACCACCTCTCCCCTGACCTCAATCGGTGGAACGGCAGTTACCCCGGACAAGTGGGTAATCGAAGTCCGCTCGCCAGACTCCAACGTTTCGGCCTACACATATACCAATGGCTCCGGTGACCCATCGAACATGATCTTCGTGCCATCAACGGGCAACGTCTACATCGACATCGACACGACTAACAACGTCGGACTATGGAAAGTCATCGTCAAGGCCCTACCTCGCTCCGGTGGCTCCGATACGACCAAGACCAAGGCGGTCTATGACTTCGTATTTCACGTTTCGCCACTTCCATTCTTAGACATCGCATAATCACTTCGAGGGTATATCCTGTGGATAACTGCGAGAGAGGCTGTTATGGATATCGACCTGACCGAGTTTTTTAGCATTGTAGATACGCGCTGTGTCATCGGAAAAACGATGGAGCAGCTTTCGCTCGAGGACCGTACTAAGTTCCAGGCGGCTATGGATCACCCGGACATCTCACTAGTTAGCCTCTGTGGCTGGCTCTCGAAGCGTGGTATCAAAACTACTACCACCACCGTCTCAACCCACCGACGCGGAAACTGTCGCTGTGACTGACCTTAGCGAGTTCGAGAAGAAACCTCGCCACAAACTTCAGCACCCCACCGGCTGGGAACCAGGTATTGAGTGGGACCGGTCTAAGGGTGGCAAGATTACGGCCGTCCTCGACTCCGAACCCGATGAATCTATCTGGGCCATGCTAATCAAGGACTGGGGCCTCGATCCTGCCAAGACTGAGGTAGTCGGTGGAAGTCTGCAGATTCGCGCCTGGGACGCGCCAGACCCCGAAGGCGGCCTTCGACGACTCTTTTACTACAGAGCCACGATTAAGCCCCGTGAACGAACTGGCGACCAGGAGGATTTAGAGGCGCTCCGCAAGCTCGTAGAGAAGCGCAAACCTAAGCCGGTGAAACTTGTCGACACAAATCGAGTGTTTTTTATGGCTTTAAGTGACTGGCAGTTGGGTAAAAGTGGCGAGGTCGAGGGTGGCACCGCGGAGACCGTCGATCGCATCTTTGCAGCTTTAGAACGTGCGCTCGCTCGAGCCTCACAGATGCGTAAGTTCGGTATCGGTTCAGATACCGTCGTAATGGCCGGACTCGGCGACTTGGTCGAAGGCTGTGGAAACGATTGGTACGCGATGGGCACATGGTCGCAGGACAAAAACCAACGAGAGCAAGATCGTATCGCTCGACGGCTTATCCTTGCCTATATCGACGCGTTTGTGGACGCTGGCTATCGGATAATCGCCCCCTGTGTACCTGGCAACCACGGGGAGAATCGAGCCGGTGGCAAGGCGTTCACCGATTTCACAGATAATCGCGACGTTTCATGCTTTGAGACGGTCAGGGAAGTGATTGCCATGTCGAGCAAATACGACCAGGTAAGCATCCCTCTGGAACTCAACTCGGACGATCTAACGGCGACGATGGAAATAGGCGGCCTCCCGGTGACGTTTGCCCACGGCCATCAGTTCAGGTCCGGCGCTAATGCGGCCGCCAAGATGGAGGGCTGGTGGAAGGGTCAAGCCCTAGGCCGTCAACGTGCGGCCGATGCTGAGATGATTATCTGCGGACACGGGCATCACTTTGCCATGAGCGAGGCAACCGGCCGGACGGTCGTCCAGGTACCAGCGATGGACGGTGGCTCTAAGTGGTGGACTTCGACGACCGGGCAATCCTCACCTTCGGGGATGCTGACGATGAACATCGGCCTAAGCGCCGGTCCTCGAGGATGGGGCGACCTTGCCATCGTCTGATGGAACTATCACCTATTCCTGCGAGTGCGGATTTACAAAGCTGCTCTATCATGGGAATCCTACGGCGGTTCAGTTCGCTCACCTAGCCTCGGTGCTGAAAACGGCCTCGAAGCATAGCTGCAAGAAAGGCAGATAATGACACTCAATAACTACGAAAAGAACGTGATCCGAACGGCCGTCCCCTCGGCAGTAGGTCTGCTCATCTCCCTAGCGGTCAAGTCCGGCCTAGATCTCTCATCGGACACCGTGGTCGTCATGATGCCATGTATTACAACTTTGTACTACACCGTCGTACGCGGCCTCGAGGAGCGATTCCCGAAACTGTCATGGCTACTCGGTGCCCTACCGTCCAACCCAATCGACCCTAATAGCCCCCCGATCCTCTAGGGCATATTCGACCGGTTCCTCTCCCCCGGTGCGAGTCGTAGAAGCGGCCTTCGGGTCGCTTTTACTTCAGTCGTGAAAATGTATCTTTGTGGTACATAATGGAGTATGAGCAAACTGCACACACAACTAGCGGACTTAGGCTTCGAGCTCGTAAGTCCTGACCTCAACCCCCTGGTCTACGAATCCCCAGGCTCTCGCTTCGGTGAGCGCGTGATGGTCTCGCACGATCTAACTGACGATGGGATTTCGGTAGTGCTCGAGGGCGGCGAAGATACTCCGACATTCGTGGCGCATTTCTCGCATTACAACGACGTAATCGGCGACCTAGTCGCTACTCTGACCCGGTGAAAGAATCACCACTTAAGACCCTTCGGCAGATTGACTACAACGGCCAGCTTGACGAAGTGCTGCGCCAATGGCATCGCGGAGGCGCACCTATTAGAAGCGTGGCCGCCAAACTCGAGGTCAGTCCGATGACCGCGTGGCGATGGATGTCACAAGCGACTGGCAGAATGAAGACGGTTAGAGAGGACCAACATGAGCAATACATTCGCTAAGGATTACATCGACGTAGCAGAACGGATTAGGGAGTTTAAGAAACTCTTCCCAACTGGATCGCTACAAATGGTCGATATTCAGTTCGTGAAAGTCGGCGATAAGGATTTCGTCATGTACACGGCCGCAGCCTTTAGGGAGCCGGGCGACATTCGTCCAGGTATGGGAACCGCCTGGGAACCAATCCCCGGCAAGACCCCCTACACCAAGGATTCGGAAGTGATGGTGGCTGAGACATCAGCCTGGGGCCGCGCAATTGTCGCAGCTCTAGCCGGTGAGACCAAGCGTATTGCTTCGGCCGATGAAGTTCGCAATCGTGCTAACAACGTCGTCAGCATCTCCCAGCCGGTCAACCTGGAACTTAAGGAACTCAGCGATCTACTCACCTCGCGTTTTAAGACCAAGGAAGAGCGATCAACATTCGTGATGGATACCCTGCAACTCTTAGACCCTAAGAAGGCAACGGACCTTAACGACAATGAAATCGGAGTCCTATTACGGGAACTCCGCAAAACGAAAGTAGACAAATAATGGCCGATGTAACCATCACTCTCTCCGGGAATATAACCCGAGAGCCTGAGCTCAAGTTCACTAAGACCGGACAAGCTCAGACACGTTTCGCAATCGCGGTCAACCGCCGGTGGCAGAACAAGCAGACTCAGAACTGGGAAGAGCAGGTTTCATTCTTCGATGTGACTTCCTGGGGTCCGCTAGCTGAGAACACCGCTAACTCACTCAAGAAGGGCAACCGCGTTCTAGTGACCGGCCGCCTCGAGCAGCGTTCATGGGAAACCCCCGAGGGCGATAAGCGATCGACGGTAGAAGTCGTGGCCGAAGATATCGCACCAAGCCTTCGATTCTCAACGGCCGTCCCCGTCACGGCAACTAAGTCCACGGCAATGGCTACGAACCCTGACGATGAGCCCTTTTAGTCGCTAGGGTAGTGATACCCAAAAGGCCGGAAAGTCCGGTCATGACACTGCAAAACTGATTATCCCTCGTCCAACTTAGGCGAGGGATTTTCGGCGTTTTAGGGCATTATGTGATTCGGCGGCCTCAGAATGTAGAAAATGGCTATTGACAGAATCCCGAAACCGTGGAATAGTGACCATCGTTCTATGAGAGGAGAACATTATGAGACGGAATCGTCTATCGAAGTTACGCCGACGCGCTGCAACTATCGCAGCTGTGATCGGAGTCCCAACCGGAATCACCCTGGCATGGAGTCGACACCCCTCGTATGGAACCGGAGGTCTTATTCTGACTTTCGGCACCGTGGCGGTCTGTGTTTTCGCGGCCTACATCATTGCCGGTCTAATCATCGTTGGGCTGGAGGATGAGTAACTGGCGACTTGATGCGGCATGTCGTGGGATGGACGTGAACCTATTCTTCGCCGATGACAACCGTCGAGAGCAACCCTGCGCTACGGTCAAGGCCCTATGCGGCAGTTGCCCCGTTGCCTCGGAGTGTCTGGCTGAGGCCGTGAGCGATGGCGAAACGATGGGGATTCGGGCTGGAACGACCTACGCCCAACGCCGTCGAGAGCGATATGCGATGGGGATGAACGTGCAGAAACCGACCGAGCATGGCACCTATGCCGGATACCGAGCTCATCAAAAGGCCGGTTCGATTCCCTGCGATCCATGCAAGACCGCCGGAGGGAAGTATCTCCGCGAATGGCGACTCCAGAGGAGTGGCTTTGGAAAGGCGTGAGAGGCCGCTAAAGCGCGCTCTGTGGCGTTCTAAGGCATTATGCGAGGGAATGGACCTAGACCTATTCTTTCGGCCTGAGAATGAGACGAAAGCGGTGGCCTGGTGTAAGCGGTGTCCGGTGCGCCGTGAATGTCTTGAGTTCATCAAGGAATACGAAGCAAAGAATTCAGAAATAAACGGGGTTTTCGGTGGTACGACACCGGCCCAGCGACTCAGGATGAGAGGCACAAAATGAGCGTCAACGTAATCAAGGCCGTCATGGCCCTTCACGATTTACGGGGTCCGACTAAGTCCGTAGCCCTAGTGCTGGCCGAACACGCGCACGAAGACGGATCAGAGACGTATCCCAGCATCGCCACTATTGCCCTGGAGAGTGGATTCTCGAGGTCGACCGTCGAGCGGTCAATCAAGAAACTTCGTGAGCTGCAAATAATTACCAAGACAAAAAACTGGACCCCTCGACACTCGAACCGATACCGCTTCACCATAGATTTAGACACGTCAGAGCGACAGGTCTCGACTGATTCGGTAGTGTCAGAGAGACGGGTCAGACACGTCAGAGTGACGGGTCAGAGTAGTCAGAGTGACGACCTAACCCCCATAGAACCGTTATATAACCAATTACGTCGTTCCAAAAGTTTGACTGAGCGCATCGACAGGGTTTCTTTATCAGATATTCCCTCTATCGAACTCGACCCCCTCGAAGCACTAAAACAAGCCAGGAGGATTTACCAGCGAGGCTAGCGTTATTGCATGATCGCTCAAGAGGACATCGACGAGGTTAGATTCCCCCGTATCGTCGTTACCCTCTACCTACTCCAAATCGATGAGCTGAGCGTCGAATGGGACTTCCTAGAGAATCTTAAGGTGACACCGCTACCTGATAGAGAGGACATCGCGGACCGTATCTCAGAGCACTTCGAGGAACTCAAGGCCCTTCAGCCCGGACATTGTGACGAGTGCGGCCAATGGGCGATAAAGCGGATTCGAGCCTACTGGGGTCCTAGGCCAATGTTCTGCGTCCCATGCTGGAAGGTTCGACTACTGCAATATCAGCGGACGGGCAACTGGCCAACTGTGGACTTCGACCTGGACCAACTATGAAGCGAAAACCGCTAAGAGGGATGAGCTCAAAGCGCCGAAGCCAACTGCCTGCCCGGAGTGATGTTCGGCAAATCGTATTAGATCGCGATGAGAACCGATGCCAATGCGGCCTAGAAGACTGCACACGACACGCGACCGACGTTCACGAACTTAAGTCACGGGCTAGAGGTGGATCGATAACGGATCCTACGAACTGCATCTCGCTCTGCCGCAGCTGTCACTCCTTCATCACTACACATCCAGCCTGGGCTGAGGCCAATGGATTCGCCCTGGCAAGTTGGGCCACCGAGGCAGAATATAGAGCTGCGGAACGTGCGCGGATGAGGTTTTACTGGGGCGAGGAAAAGTACGTCCTCGAGGATGAAGATGGCGAAGAGCCCGAATCTGTTTAAGGCGCAGTCAACCGCCAAGATGGAATCGGAGCGCGACTTTCAGAACGTGCTCGAGCGTGAGATGCGATCGCAAGGCTGGACGGTCTACTCCATTATGCGAAGCGACCTCGCTAAGGCAACTCTCGCCGGATACCCCGACATAACCGCCTGGAGAGATGACCGGCTTATCTTCGCTGAGCTCAAGACTGACAAAGGTCGACTCAGTATGGCCCAGGAGGAAGTCCTAGCGAGCCTCGAAAATCTGCCTAATGCTGAGGTCTATGTCTGGCGGCCACGCGATTTCGACCAGATTCGGTCAATAATTGCCTAAAAGGTCAAAATATACCCAAACGGGTATAAATATGGCAATCGAAAGACTTGACATCTGTCTCTCGGTGATACAAACTGACTATGTCGGCAACGACCCAACCAAGGAGACCAATATGAGCAAGGCAGAAATGCAACTAATCGAGCGCATTCAGACCATCCTCGAAGTCGATGGGATGACCGCTATGGCAGTCCATGAAATCATCGAGGACTACTTCGAGCCCGACTACTCAGAGATGACCAATGAGGATTACGAAGTGACCGTGATAGCCGCCAACGAAATGATGGGCGAGTTGATCTAATGAAGCGCACCTTCCAATGTCCTAAGTGCGAGTATGAGGTCGAAGCGATTGCCACTCAGGTCGCTCACCGGTGCCCAGCCAACAAATCACAGCTCACGGAGTTTCGCGAAGTATCTGCGAAGTAGTTTTTACTTATCTCGGAGAGGGGATATTTAATGCAACTCGACATCTTTAATCAACCGCCTTACCAGATTCACTCAGAAACCAGCCGGGAGGCTGCAATCAGCATTAACGGCCGTACGGCCAACCTCCGGTCACAAGTGCTCGAAGCACTACGGAGACATCCATCCACGGACGAGGCACTAAGTGAACGGCTGACCATGTCGCCGAACACCTGCCGCCCTCGCCGCGTCGAGCTCGTAGATCGCGGGCTAGTCGTGGACTCCGGTCGACGT